TAGAAGAATGGCGCTCAGGTATTGAATCATTCGGTAAATTAATTGGAGCTGATTTAACAATGATGAATCAATTAATGGGTAGAGGTTCAAGCAATAGAGCAGGACTGAAAGCAATAGCAGAAAGGATAAAAGAAATATGTTAAAATTCAGCGCCTTAAGTCAGAACAAAAGATATAAGGAATTATTAAAGCGGGTAAACAATAGGTGGTTTAGTCCGCATAATAATATATATAAAGAGGGTGAAATTATGTCTATCGGCATGAGTTGGAATCTATCACTCGAAGATGTTGCATTGGTTGAAGAAGTAGAGAACAAGCCGAAGATAATGTTTGATAAAGCATTCTTTAAAGCGTTCATAATGCGTCATAGATATATACAAAACTTTAATAATCAAATCGATTATAAAAGACACTTTAAAGAGGATGTTTATTTTAATAATAATACTTACTCTTATAAAGATTATGAGCAGGTATATAGATATACAATTCTAGCTCCTTTTAATACTATGGGAGAATTACCGCTCATTGAACCATTAACTAACTGGGGGGAATATCGAGAGCTAAAGAAAGCCAGACAACATTTATATACAATGGTTGATCACTTGCTAGATGCTCCTTTACTTGTAAATAGTTCAGATAAGTTAAAGAGATATTTATATATAGAAGATAGTCCCGTTAAGTTTAGGAAATTATGAAAGTAAATAGCACATGTAAGCAATGCGGAAATGATAACGATTTATTTGTAGCATTTTCCAAATATCAAATATGCGGAGATTGTACGCAAATAAATTATAGACAAGCAACATACCAAAAGAAAGGAAGCACTAGACAATGGCAAATTTAAGGACCGTTGACGACTACACCGAAGAGAGCCAAGCGGAAGCAGTAAGCAGATTAAAAAGATGGCTTGATGGCGTTCCAACATATACAAGAGGATATGAAAATAATTCTTATACCTTAAGGAAAGAAATATATATTATCAAGCGCCAGCCAACAACAAGCGCAGGAAGTAATTATTTTACTTTCCATATAATGACAACTCATTCTTTAAATAAAGAGGAAGTATATTTATATGATATTACTGGAACAATGGCGGAGGCGTTAGGTTATAACTTGAATGCCAAGATGGATGGAACTATTTACCAGCCATTCGGAAATATGGATATGGGATGGCATACAGTTTATCAAATGTTCGGTATTCTTTACGGTCACGACTACGACTGGCAGGATGACTGGACTACGAGGTATATATAAAATGGTTAGAAAGAACGGAGCGGAATATAATTCATGCGGATGTGAAACACATTATTATTTTGAACCATTCGAAATATATGAACAAGAGCTATGCAGATATCATAAGAAGAAAGTAGAAGCATCTAGTTAACCCTTACTAGATACGTACGGGAGGGGAGGAGCGAAAGCTCCTCTTCTTTTTTTATATGTTAAAGACTAGGGGGGATGTTCTCTGATTTAATTAAAGGCGGTCGTGCGTGCGTAAGTCGACATGCAGGAGACAAAACGATTCATTAAGATCTACAGCTCCTGGTCGCGATCCAAAACTCCAGAAAATCTAGGGCAAAATTTAGCAACCCCCAGACCTTAATCGAGCGTCCGCGTAATAATATATGTATCTCTAAAAGTATAGGTGGTAACTAGGTTTTTCGTGTAGGCATACTCTATATAGTGGAGATGCTAGGAGTCGAACCTAGGTTTAAAGCTACTGTGTACAAGGGCAATCTTTTTTTGATTATTAGCTTTACTTACCAATCATCCCCAGTAGACAGTATACCACATATTGTGTATACCGTATGTAGTATGTACTAGATATAGTATGTATTTTTCTTAAAGTCAGTCATGTACTGCTATAATGTAAGTAGGTCAGTCCTTGCTAGTACAGGACAAATACATAGGACTAGGAGTGCTAGTAGGGACTACCGCCATTTTGGTAATAGCGAGCTAATAAAAAGCCCTGTTTGACTAAAATTTATTCAAGTGCCTTGAGTATTCCGTTTGTCTTTCTAGTTTATCGTACCACCGATTCGGAACTTTCTGAGTCTCGATCTCGCTTACTTGTACACATGTTAGGTTGTCTTAACCATATAAAATAAAGTATTTGTATGGTACACTATACCAGATGACAAAATCTAAACAAGAGAAAAACAAGTTCTGTTTAGCAAATGACTGTACTCACGTATTACCAGCAGGTAGGAGAAAGTACTGTTCAGATAAATGTTCCAATAGAATTAAGAAGAGAGCATACAGAGCTAGTAAAACAACTGATAAATATCATGTAGAGAAGGTTGTAGATACAAACATACAAAAGAGAAGAGGCAGTTATTATGCCATTATGGATAAAAAAAATTTTTTTGACGACATGTTAAAAGGTACCAAGAGTAAACAAGAGGTAGCTGATATACTAGGATGCTCACTACCTACTGTGACAAGATCATTGTCTGCTTACTTAAAAGACGAAGCACTACGAGTCAATCACGAGACCTTGCAAAAAAACGGGGGGGACACGAACGTAGCACTTGAGGACTTTGTAAAGTTTAGAGACACGTACTTCCTGACAGAACAGAGTGTTAAGTATGAGACACCAGATTTCCAAAGAAGATGGATAGCAGCAATACTAGATGCAATCGAGCATGGTAAAAGACTTATGGTGTTGTCACCTCCACGTCATGGCAAGACAGATCTTCTTACACATTTCTGTGTATACATGATATGTAAAAATCCTAATATGAGAATTATGTGGGTAGGAGGTAATGAAGATATAGCTAAGAATGCAGTTGGTTCTGTGTTAGACGTATTAGAAAATAATGAACAGTTGATACAAGACTTTGCAACATATGAGGGATTTAGACCTGTAAACAAATCAGGTAAGTCCTGGAGTACAAGCCAGTTTACAGTAGCTACTAGAACTGTATCAGGTATTAAAAGTCCTACATTAGTAGCCGTAGGTAAAGGTGGAAAGATATTGTCAAGAGATGCAGATTTAATTATATCTGATGACATAGAGGATCACGGTAGTACAGTACAACCAAGTGCTAGAGAAAATACTAAAAACTGGTGGACTACAACACTTCAGTCAAGAAAAGAAGAACACACAGGAATGGTCGTAATCGGCTCCAGGCAGCATCCAGACGACCTGTATAACGCATTGCTGAACAATGACGCATGGGAGACAATAGTCGAGAGAGCGCACGATTTAGAAATACCTTTAGATCAGGAGTCAGATAATCAAAATGATCATATGTTATGGAAAGGTAAACGTACACACAAGTGGTTAATGGAACAGTTAGCTGCTGCTGAAACAACAGGTGGTAGAGCTATATTTGAGATGGTGTATTTAAATAAAGCTGTACCAGAAGGTATGGAATTGTTTAGTGCAGAAATGATAGATGGATGTTTAGATAGATCAAGAAACTTAGGAGACGTTCCCCCACATACAGCATTAATAGCTGGACTTGATCCTGCATCAACTGGATACCAAGCTGCTGTATTATGGGCATACAATCAGAAATCAGGTGAACTCTGGTTAGTAGATATGAGAAATGACTTAGGTGGTGGTATCTCTAAAGCACATAAAGTTATGAAAGATTGGCATGAACAATATAATTTATCACATTGGATAGTAGAAGAGAACGGATTTCAAAAAGCAATTGGACAAGATAAAGAAATAAGAAACTGGGCTGCTTCTTGCGGTGTGCGCATAGAGGGACACCAAACATATAAAAATAAATGGGATCCAGTATTTGGTGTTACTGCAATGGTTCCTATGTACGAACAACAGAAAATTAATCTACCTTGGGCAAATCCACAGACACAGAGAAAAGTAAATGTATTAAGAACACAGTTAATTTATTTTAGTAGTGCTAGTAGTAGTAACTCAAGAGCAGTAAGTTCTAAAACAGATTTAGTTATGGCAAGTTGGTTTCCTATGAAAAGGGTACGCCAGACCGTTAAATTAATGCTATCAGAAGTAGACAACGACTATAATCCTTCTTATAGTAATTATAAAATGACAACATATGACGAAAGAATGTGGGATAGATAATGCCTTTGACAGCTGCTCAATTAGCACACAAAGTAGATGACTTACGTGGTTTACACGAACATACAGGGCATCACGATTATAGAACTAGAATAAGAAAAATAATTAACGGTGGCTCACAAGGTGTAGCTGCATTACTAGGTTCTAATTCAGAAAACTACAATGAAGATTTACCTATACCTAATATGATTGAATCAGGATTAGAACACTTAGCACAAAAATTAGGAAGAGTGCCTGATCTAAAAGTTGATCCGTATAACAATAAAGATTCAGAGAGAGCAAAAAAGAAATCAGAAAAACTTGAACGTATTGTACATTCATACGATAAAAAAAGTAAATTAGACATGCAGTTGCCACAAGCAGCTAGATGGCTACCTGGTTATGGATTCTGTGTATGGATTATAAGAAATAAAAAAGATCAATTTGGAAACATGTATCCTCATGCAGAACTTCGTGATCCTTACGATTGTTTTCCTGGATACTACGGACCAGACCAACAACCTTCAGAATTAGCTTTAGTAAGAATAGTTCCATCCCAAATAATTAAAAGACTATATCCTAACGCTAGAATACAACACGAACAAGGTACAAACGAATATAGTGGTGGTTGGCAACAAGGTATGTACAAAGATGCATACGCAAGAAATTGGGAAAATGATGCTTCTGATGGTGAAGAGTTAATTGAGTATTACAACGAAGAAGGTACTTATACATATCTACCATCAACACAACAAATATTAGATTTTACTCCTAATCCATTATCAACAGGACCAAGGTTTGTAATTGCTAAAAGATTTAGTTTTGACAGATTGCAAGGACAGTACGACCACGTATTAGGTTTAATGTCTGCAATGGCAAAGATAAATGTTTTATCAATTATTGCTATGGAAGATGCAGTCTTTACAGAAACAAACATTGTAGGAGAAATAGAATCAGGTAACTATAAGAGAGGTAGATTTGCAATTAACTATTTAGCTCCAGGTAGCCAAGTAGTCAAACCAACAAATAACTTGCCTTATCAAATGTTTCAACAAATAGATAGATTAGAAAGACAACTAAGATTAGGCGCTAGTTATCCAGTTACTGATGACGCACAATCTCCAAACTCATTTGTTACTGGTAGAGGTTTACAAGAACTTATGTCATCTGTTGATCTCAATGTAAGAGAATATCAATTGTCACTAAAAACTGCAATAGAAGAAATAGATGCAAAACGTTTAGAGATGGATGAAGTTTTAAATAAAGATAAATCTAAACCATTAAGTGGTTATGCAAACGGTGCAGCTTTCTCAGAACAATACTCTGCCTCTAAAGATATAGGCGGACAATATACAACACGTAGAGTTTATGGTGTTATGGCAGGATTTGATGAGCCAACTAAAATTGTATCAGGATTACAATTGTTACAAGCAGGTATTATTGATAAGGAAACATTGCAAGAAAATATGGATGGTTTAGAAAACTTACAAAAAATAAATAATAGGATTACTAAAGACGAAGCAGAACAAGTTTTATTTGAAACATTAAAAGTACAAGCAACGCAAGGTGATCCAAAAGCTACTATGGCATTGGTGCAGATAAGAAAACAACCAAGTGAGATGTCAGCTATACTTGATAAATTTTATACAGCAGAAGAAGAAGTAGCACCAGAAGAACAAGCAATGCTTGATCAAATGATGCAACAAGGTGGCGCACCTGGTGGCGCACCTATACCTCAAGGACCTACTCCAGATATTAGATCGTTATTACTGCAAGGAGGAGGACAACCAAATGTCTGATAATCAAGAGTTTATTGATACTGAATTTGAAAGTATTGTTAAAAGCACATTGAGTGACACGTGGATGAATAATCTTAATGCATTTGAAGAACAACAAACTGTAACATTCCCAGGATTTTTTGTTATGTTCAAAACTATATTTTTAGAAAATGATGAAGAAGAATATGATGGAGGCGATAATGGCGAATGGATCTTCTAGGAGTAAAGGTAGAAGAGGTGGTGCAGTAAGTGGACCAGGAGCTTTAAGTAAAAGAACAGATTTAAATGTATCTAGTGATTCTGCAAGAGAAATGTTGGCAGGTGCGCCAATGGGTGATGAGACAGATTTAGTTAATCAAGTAGTAGCAGGAAATGCTGTATTGCCAACACAAGGTGGAGGTGGTGGTGGAGGAGTACCAGCAGAAGAAGCAGCACAAGTTACACCAGTAGAAGATTTTTCATTAACAAATGATACCGCTTATCCAGAAATGCCAGTAACAGACATAGGACAAAAAAAGCAAACATATTTAGAAGATGATTCAATGATGTTAATTAGAGCAATGGCAGATGCATTTCCGACACCAGAATTGTTATCATTGTTAATGAGTCAAGGAAGCGTGTACAAGCAGTCTCCCGATAAATAATGGGCGTTTACTTTTTTGATAATCCTTCACAGGAAAAAGATTTATATAAAGAAATTTACGATAGACAAACAAATTACAAAAGAACAAAAGAATCTGTATTGCTTGATGACTCAGTTAGAGCTTCTTCAATATCTAAAATGTATCCTAACTTTTCACCTGACGTTATATCTGCTCTTACATTATTACAAGTTAAACCTGAAGCAGAAGTATTAGCTGAAGTATCTGCACGTATTGCAGAAAACAATCAAAGAAGTATATTACAAAAAACAGGTAATGGTTTTAAAGCAGGTATTAGATTAGGATTGCTTGGTTTAGAAGATGCTTATAGAAGTTGGGTAGATAGACCTATTAACTCTTTTATTGCATCTACATTCGGAGATCAAGCTAAAGATTTAACTTTTCAAGATGCATATGCGCAATCAGGTAAATCAACAGTTAGACAAGCAGTCAATCAATTAAGACAAGGTAAACGTGTTAACTTAGGTGATGGTTTTTTACCAGATAGTGATGAGTTTGATGCACAAAATCCTAACTCTAAATTTTATGAAGAGTATCAGTACATGGTTAAAAAAGGAATGGATTCTGATAGAGCAGCTCAACAAATATCTGATTACTTAGGAGATCCTATAACTGATTTAGATCTAAGAGCGCAAGAAGAATCTGGAGCATTTACTATTACAACTAGAGGATCAGATGGGAATCAAGTAGCTATGCCTATATCACTTGGTCGTGCTACTGCAAATTTATTTATGGAACCAGGAAGCAAAGGTTTCAATGCAGTATCAGGATTAATAGATATGGGTAAAATAATGTTTTTAGATCCAGCAAACTATTTTGGTTTAGGAATAAAAGCATTAACGAAAAACAAAAGACTACTTGCACCTTCAGAAGAATTAATAGCTTCATTAAAGAAAAAAGGTATACAAGGTAAAGCAGGTAGTGCAGAATTTACACAACCACAGAAAAAAGCATTAGGTATAAATGAAACAGGAAAATTTAATTTTGTAAATAAAAAACAAGTTAATGATTATTTAGACAATGATGAAGGTGGTCAAGAATTTATTAGGTTCTTAGCTCAAAACGATAGTACAGATAGGTTTGTCAGTTTGACAGGAATAAATGATACTGAAATATTAAATGATTTTAGAAAGATACAAATATCTAAAAGACCTATTGAGAATAAAGAAAAGGCAATACGTTCTTTGTTAAATGATAAATACTTAGCAAATCCTTTTAGAGGACCAGATAGTTTTGGAATAGAAAAACCAACTGTCGGAGCATTTGGTAGAGTAACAGGATCAATTGCTGAAACAGCATTAGGTACAAAATTAGATCCAGCTTTAAGTGGTACTGGTAAATTGTTTGGTGCTAGAAAAGTATTAAAAGCAAGTCTTGTAGAAAATTCAAGGTTAGGAAGAATAATTACTTCTTATGCTTCAGATTTACCATATAGATTTTTAGACATAGATCAAATGGATCAAACTGTTGGACAAGCTAAATTGTGGATGGATCAAACAACAATGGGTAGAAAAGACAAAGATGAGATACTAGATCAATTAATAAGAATTGAAGAAGGTGATGAAGCAGCTTTGTTTGATGTAACTAGAGATATGATGGCTAGAACAGCTAATGATTTAATAGAATCAGGTGGTGTTAATCGATCAGATGCAAATGCAATTACTAGAATATTTGATGAAGAATTACCTGAGTATAGAAAATTTTGGATTAATGCAATAACAGGTGAAGAGGTAGCTACAACTACAAACATGGTACCAACAATTATTGACGGTAAACCTACGGTAACTCCTGGACCACAGTTAGTTACAGAGTTTGTAAATAGAACAATACCTTTACCTGATGCATCAGGAATGGCTAAAGCATATAACAGTATGGGTATTCTTCGTGCAATGGTACCAGATTTATTTAAAGGACCAGATGAAGCATTAGATGCAGGTAAGTTGTATAAATTACTTGGAGACAAAAAATCTGTTAAAGGTGTAAGTACAAAAGTTGCAGATTATTATATGTCAGAAGTTTGGAAACCTTTAGTGTTATTAAGAGGTGCTTGGACTGTACGCGTTGTTGGTGAAGAACAATTAAGAATGTATGCAAGAGGATATGACAATGTATTTAGTAGACCTTTATCTTGGATGTCACAATTTATAATGAATAGCGATAGTGCAGCTAAAGTAAAAAGATGGAACTCTAAAGGCGTAACTTACAACGATTTATTTGGTGATCCATTTTCTGATTCTGTTGAAGCACAACAAGCATCATCAAGAATAGCTGGTATAAATAACAATGATTATTTTTTTGGAGGAGAAAGAAAAGGATTAAAAAAACCAGGACCTCACAAATATAAAGTATTAGCTAAAAAAGATATTGTAAGAAAGACATCTGCTGGTACACGGTCTGGTGAATACAATGAATATTTAAGAAACTTTTTATCAGAAGTTGCAAAACTACACAATGACGATCTATTTAAATTTTTATATAGAAACAATACAGGTGAACTATTAACTCCTGCACAGCAACAAAAGAAATTACAAGAATGGATGTTAGGTGAAAGTAACGAAGCTAAAGAAATAATTGCATCTTACAATAGAGGAGGACCATCATTTAGAAGATCAGCAGGAACAGTTGGAGGTAGATATTCATTTGCTAAAGCATTAGAAGCACGTACAGTTGGTGCATCTGGTGGAGATTTTTCAGAAAGCAGAACATTGTTAGAAAAATTAATTGATGTCAATAATATTGACGACATAGATTTACTTAAAGATAATCCATTTACAATATCAAGAAAATTAAAATCTAGTGATGAGTTAATGAATATGATTAAAAGTGGAAGTATTAATGATATTGCATTAGATGATGTATTTAGAGAATTAGATTCTAAAGGTACACAATTATTTAAAAAACAAAAAGGTGTTAAAGCAGAAAATTTTAAATCGCTTGTAAAATCTTTAGATGACAATTTTGAAAATTTACCACAATACATATCAGCACCATTTGATGATTACATGGATGCACCTAATCGTTGGCAATCATTTACTACAAAACAATTTGATAGATTTATGGGAGCTAGAACAGATACATTATCAAGATCACCTGTGTTTAGACAAATATATTGGAGACAAGTTTATGATATGTTACCTTATATGAGTCCTGGAATGAGAAATAGGTTATTGTATGGAGGAACAATTTATTCAGAAGGCAGATACTTATCTGTTAAAGGCGCTTTAAAAGCTAACATACCAGACGAAAACTTATGGGCTAAATTAAGATTTACTCCACAACAATTAAGAAAACAAGATACAACTATTAATTTAGATATGTTTAAAAAAGAAGTTGAAAAACTAGATGCAATAGATGCTAAAGCAGGAAACGTATCTCTTGATTTTAAAAAAGACATAGACAATTTACAAAATGAATTTTTTAAAGAAAAGAAATTATTTAACTCTGAGCTAGAAGAATTTCAAACAAACAAATATTACATAGGTAAAGGACAAAAGTATTCTTTAGGAATGTTTACTGATTATGAAGTTGGTACAGATTTAACAGTTACACAAGGATCAAAATCAAGAAAAATATCTCCACAAAGAAAAATAGCGTATGACAAAAAAATAAATGAATTACGTGAAAAAGAATTAAAATTAATTGGTAGTGAACGTGAACATAAATTAAGTAACGTTGATGCTAGAAAACCAAACGATTTATTTGAATATCAAGCTCATAATTATATTGATAAAACATTAGGTAATCCAAGAGAATATTATAGTAGCTCTACTAAACCTAAAATACCGACAACTATAAATCGTATAAGAGGATCAATTAATAGATTAAATCGTTTAATAAGACATACACAAGAAAATGTAGAACATTTTAAAAAATTTAATGAGCCACAAGAAGTTAGTGAATTTGCAGTATTAAATAATATTGTAGAAAGAAATGCAGGAGATTTTGTCGAGCCAGATTATACAGTATTATTTGGTGATGTAGACAATATAAAAATTACAGAAGCAGAATGGAATGAGCAATACTCTGAACTTCTTTCAGAATTAAGACAAAATGTTAAAGATGGGTATTTTGATGCAGCAGAAGAATTAGAAGTATTTTTAGAAACTACAAAAGCTCAAAAGAAAAATGCTTGGAAAAAAATGAACAAAGATTTTACAACAAAGGCAGACGAAATAGCTGAAGAATTAGCAAGTACAAATCAAAAATCTTTTGATGCAAAACTAGATTATGAAGCTAGATACGTACAAGAAGCAGAAAAACTTATAGAAGAACATACAGCAGCATTAATAAAAAAGAAACAAGCTGTTGATAATGTAAGAGGTCAAATTAATGAAAGACTTGACAAATTAGAATTAAATATAAATAACAAGTTTAATAAAAAAAAGCAAAAGTATTATGACGAAAGAAATAAATTATATAAATCATCAGGATTTACCAATGATTTAACTTCATTTGAACAAATAGATACAGTAGCTAAAGCAACAGCTTTACAAGGAGTGGAAGATTTATTGTATGATTTATCTAAAAATAATAAATTCTTTTACAACATGCGTGCTATATTTCCATTCGGTCAAGCGTACAAAGAAATTATTACTACGTGGACTAAATTAATTGCAGAGAATCCTGAAGTAATAAGAAAAGGACAGAATGCAGTTAATGCTTTAAGAAAAGACAATGTTTTTAGTCCAGTAGAAGGTGAAGGATTCCTGGCACAAGATGAAGTAACAGGTGAAGAAGTATTTTATTATCCTAATAGTGGTAACTGGGTTAGTAACTTAGCATTAGGTAAAGATAGAAAAGCAGACATTAAATTACCTGGTTATGCAAGCTCACTTAACTTAGCTTTAAACGTTATACCAGGAGTTGGTCCAATGGTAGCTATACCTTTCTCTACGTTCTTAGGCGGTAATCCTAGTTTTGATAATTTTAAAAAAGTAGTTTTTCCTTATGGACTGCCTGATACACAAAACGCAGGTGACTTTATTAGAGCAGCAGGTATGCCAGCATGGATGAAAAATGCTTGGAGAGGTATTAAAGGTTTTGGAGAAGATGGTACACCAAGTGATGAGATTACACGTGTACAAATTAATACACAAATAGATGTGTATAGATTATTAAAAGCTAATGGAGAAGATGATAGTACTCCAGAATTACAGTCTAAGTTAATGGACAGAGCAAAAAATACTGCTTCTTGGTTAACGTTAGTAAAAGCATTCTCACAGTTTATTGGACCAACAGGATTAAACGCTAGGTACGAAGTACATGATCCAAAAAACAATGGTACAGTTTGGGCAATGCAATCATTATCAGATTATTACAGACAGATATTAGACAATCCACCTACTATTTCTAACACAAAACAATTAGAATTTGCTCCAGGAGATAACTATGGAGCTACAAAACATTTTATAGAACGATTTGGATTTAATCCAATTGATATAGTACAACCTAAATCTGTTGTTGTAGAGCCAAGACCAGTAGATGAAAAGGGTGCAGAGTTTGAAAGAAACAATGGTGACT